CCCAAAACACCAAAAGGTCATATTTCCTTAGCTAACTAAGGCACGTTGACACGTGAGGATTTGTGATCTGATTGTCGAACTAACCAACAACCAGGGAACCACCAATTAAAGGACCCGATTTCCTACGGTAAGTGGCGCGTAACACGCGCCACAAATAGTTTCAGTTCATTACGGAACGTACTTTACTTACAAATAAACAAAATGGATGCCATCCTTTTTATAATTAGTCACTGCCCTACAAGAGGGTTGCTGGACATGGCAAAAATCCAATGAAAGAAAACACAAAAGAAAATATTACTGCTTTATAACCAAAGACGCACATGATGCCTTCTTCATAACTTTATTGAGGAGTTTATACTCATCAACAGTGAGCTTAGAAAAATCAACACTCTGAGGACCCTCTAAATTCATGGCAGAACACAGACTGAGAGAATCATCATCATCAGTCTGAGAACTGGAAGAACTAGAATTACAGACAGCTCTCGGGACTTTCGCAGTCAAACTCGGAGCCTCAGCCGCCGTTGCCCCAGGGGAAAACGGCATGCGTATAAAAAACACTACAACTGTGGTATATGACGTGGCTTGAACATTGAGCCAAAACTGGTTGTTAGTGGCTGACGAGACACCACCTGGGGTGACGTTCGGCCCACTATTGAGCACGGTAAAATTAAACCATTCTTGGGTGGCTGCAGCATTGACAAACGCAACAGGAATAGTAGTGGTCAGTTGAGCATCAGTAGTCGTGGTGACGCTAACAGTCGAAAGGCCGACACCAGTAATCTGCACCTCAACAAAATACTGCCCATACGGGATCACAAACCCAGTTCCTAAACTCGACGCAACCGATGCATAAATAAATAAATTGTCCTCAGCATCATTACCCGCCGTCCAACTTGCTGCATCAACGTAATCACTAGAGCCATCCGTGACTCGAGAGGGTGTCACTGCTGTCAACTTAACTGAGGCAGGATCACTCAAACAATTAAGCTGCTTGCCGAGAAACTCTATATCATACTCAATATACAGCGAACCACAAGAATCAGCAGCAGTGGTGGCAACATTCTGAATAAGATAGAATATTCCACTAGAACTTAACCGAATATCACTACCTGAAGGATCAACAAAAAGCCAATTGTTATCAGGACGCATGGCATACTTAGCTCCACACCAGACATTGTTGGTACACGACCCCTCATGTGACGACGCAATCCTAATAGCCTGATTACCAGTCTGATTGGCTGACATAGAGTATGTAGAAGGTGCCCCAGGATCCTTATCAACATAGCCAATAAAGGAGCCAGACAGTGATGTAGTTAAGCCAGGAATATAATGTATTACAAGTTTACGATACCGATACTTCTCATAAGTAGCTGCTTGTGTGAACAAATTCGACAAACCAATAGTGATGGGGTTGAGATTAAATGTATATAGTAAAGCGCTGACAGAAGTACTACTTGTAACAGTGCTCAAAAACTCACGCCCCGCCAACCGAACAGGCTTGGCAAAAGGCATCGTAATAGAATTACTATAAGATACAGGAACTGAAGACTGCGTCTTAATTGAATTATCAATCCGCAGCATATCACCACGCGCCTGCTTCCTGACATAACTCTTGAGCCCCTTCACTGGCTCAGCAAGTCTACGCCCGCGTGGTTTAGAGCGCTGGCGTTGCTTTGAAGTTCGCTTGGGGGGACCAGGATTCTCTTCGACTCCCACGAGAGGAGGAGATGGTGGAACAACCGGTACCAATCTCTGCCATGGTTGTCCAGACTCTCGCATGTCAGGTTCGATAGACGCCCAAAATCCTGTCTTACGAGGGTGATAAGACGCAATACGATACTCCCCAGGACGAGATTCACGATATTGCTCATGACCATTAGACATACCAATAAATTTAGACTTAAAACCAGGTCCATACATTTCTTCGAATTCACAACTGCCGAGCCTAGCACGCACAGTTTGATTGCCTTGAGGTTCCTGATTAGAACCTTTTCCACCGACCACCATCCCGAAAACCAGGTTGGAGACAAAAGCATCTGAAGGGAGTTTAAAGTTATAGCCCCGCACTTTGGATAAATCATCAACAAAGGCAGAAAACTTCAACCTATACTGCTTATTAACCCAATAATGGGTGTACATTGCCTCAACAACAATCTGACATTCCTTGCAATCAAAAGGGAGATAGCATAACTGGGCATTCAACTTCTCCCACTGCGGCTCACCCACATAGGTATTAAATTCATCTGACCAACAAACCGTCTTACCATAAAACGAATGGCCAACTATATTGTTACTTTCCCGCGCGAGCTCATACTCAGTACCGAGCTCCAGCGCGTACTTCTGTATTTCCTCATAAGTAATAACAAACTCTGCGGACATACTAATTAAAAGATCATCGCCAAGAATATCAACACGACAATTCTTAAACCACTCAGAAAAATCATACCCACATCTGGTTACCACGTAGGCAACAATTATCAAAGTGGCAATGCAATTATCAATGATAGTGTTGAAAGAGCCACTGGGATTACCATGGTCCTTGGCATAAACTCTACCAAGGCCATCTATGAAATAAGAATTAATTATGAATTCATACAACTGATCTACAACACTTGGTGAACTGTGCAAATTTCTACGTATCATACGAATAGCATGCATAATAAGACGGCAAAGTCTGCGATCAAACTTACGCCCGTCAACCTCAAGAAAATAATAATACATGAGGTGAGCTTTAACAAAGTCAGTGAAACCACCATACTCAATCACATCGCCAACACAGAAAAGACCTGTGGCAACAAAGTTCCGATTCTGATCATCAAAACAAGCTGCATACGCAAGGAGGGCATCAACTGGTGGACACTGGATAGTCCTAAACTCATTATTATTGCATTTTGAAATACTAATAACCTCATTCTTTGGGAAAACATACCATATAGGCACCAAATCCGTTGCACCACTCAGGTAAGAACGAGCCCTGGAGATGATTTTCATCATCTCAACAGGATCAGCAAGAACATCACTTTTGGTTTTGTAAACTGCACAATAAGGGAAACCTGGGCTGGTGCGGTACTTCAAACACCACATCGCACTTTCAACAGGAATCATAGAACTAACAGGCATAAGGCGACTCATAACAGAAAACACCTTTGAAACTGCTTCATCAAAAACCAATATGTCAGCCCTGGACGAATCAACAGGGTTGAAAAATTCTTCAAGATTTTTTGGCATGAACTCATCACGAATATTAGGCATCGCGTGAGTGAATGCAAATGGTATCACTTTACTTTCTTCATATGGTAAAACAAACTTGGGTGGAGGTCTCATAAAATTCAAATAACGCTCCCCTCGGTTGATGACGGAAATGTTTATGTCATCATGCACCATGCCCGCTTCGGCCCAAACAGATTCGAAGCCGGGCGGTGCCCGAGGCCGACCTAGTTTAAAAGTAAGATTATCTTAGTGAGTGGAAGAAAAACACACACCGCGTTATGCTGCCTGTTATCGCTGGACACATGAATTCCAGCACAGGTGAAATTGCCCTGCTCAACCTCAGGCCTGTTCAAGACAAGGGAGCCACAATCACCTGCATCAGTAGTCCCAACATACTGATTATGTCTCTCGCTAAAAATCACATCATTCGTGAAAGGTTTATTAGCAGCATCATATCCCACAAGCATACCACCGCCACGGGATATAGATGACCCAACACGACAACGGGACATAGCTTGCAAACCAACGGACTTGGCAGCAACTGCATAAAAGCCACCATGCTCGACACCCGTCTGCTCCGCAGTAAAATGCCTCTCCTTCGACAGATCAACACACTGATTATTAATGCGAACTGTTAAATCATTTACATGATCAAGAACGATCAGGTAGTCTCCAACATGAAACGCATTAAACAGCTTTTGGTCTCCAGCATAATTATAAACAGGGCGCAGATACTGCAGCCACTGCTCAGCATAAAACTTCTTCGTATAGCCAAAACCCTGAGCCGTCTGCTCCTTATTATAATACTCAGTCCAACAGACACCACACCAACCATCCTTAAGTAGGCCAATCTTACCGCACCTACAAGGCTGAGGGGTCTTTTTGAACTTGTTATGGCACTCACGGCATCTAGTGTGGGATTTCTCAACCACACTCTTAGAACAGGTTATACAAGGCTTACCCTGGGGCTGCTGAACCTTCACAACAGGGGGGGTAGAGCACCCAGGAATATGCTGACAACGCGCATCATTACAAATAACGTGGCAAGGACCCTTCACATTAACTTTGCCACACGGATGATGGCAACACGGCTGCTTGGGCTGATTAATGCCTTGCTGCGTCTGAGATTTTCTACGCCGACGGCGTGAACCTTCCTCTTGACCAGCAACGGCATTGGCAACAAAATCGCGTGCCTGCTCTTTAGCTTCAACTTTATCAGCCCAACTAACAGATTTCACATTCTCAGATTCAACAAATTCCTTAACACCCGCATATCTGTCATAATCAATATGCTCCTGCTCAGTCTGCCACCTGTCATGCTCGGCACTCTGACGGGCCTCCTCAAGTTCATCCTTCCCATAATTATCTTGCAAAATTTTAGAACGGTGCCTCGGGTGAGGGCCAGCCGCTGCCTGCTTACGACCCTGCGGAGACTGAATGAAGGCAAGCTTTCGCTCAAGCTCTTCATTACGCTGCTTCAACGCTTCGTAAGTAGTTGCCTTAATAGGTGAACATCCAACAAAATGAGTGCAGTTGTGTCCACCACAAACCAAATTGCAACACGCATTCCAACGCGTCTCAACCTGGCCTTTTGCCAACAACGGGCAACTAGACACATGGATACAACCCACGGCAGGAGCACCCTGAGGCTCTTGCTTGACCTCCGGCTCAACCTCCGCTATCTGCTTCAATTTCTTTCCAATGGCAATAGCCAACGCACTGGTGATACCGAGGGCACAAGCACCAAAAATATACGGGTGGCCCATCGGCAACTGTAACGCCTTGGAGACAATAGAGCCGTTATAAAGTGTGCTCAAATCATGCTCACGAGGCAAAGACCACAAACCAGTCGCAGATTGAATCATACCATAACACTTCCCCTGGAAGAAATACACAAGCTTATGGGCGACACCACCACGCCTCAAAGCCTTCTGACAATGCCAAACATTATGCATAGGATCACGCACAACCACATTCTGACAGGAACAACGAACGTCATACTGAGCAACTGAACTAGCTAACGCAAGAACATCCTGGCCGAGGTTCTTGACTTTCCTAAGAAAAGCCAATTTGGGTTCAACCTTCTTGTCGCCGTGATACCACAATTCTGCGGCGCTAAGAACCAAATCTGCAGCGCGCGAAGTAAAATCGGCATTGCGGTAACTATCAGGGAGCACACTATTGGAAAAAGCACCAGAATCACCCTGGTACTGCTCAAACATTTTCCTTTGCTCAGGAGTCATCTTCCCACTTGCCTCCTCAAAATACTGATCCTTGGTCTTCACACTGCTATAAAGAGCCTGAGGTGGCTGATACCCCTCCTCATCAGAACTAAGACAGTCGGCCGTGATACGCTCACTAGCTGACGCAGAGACATCAAACCTCGTTGCATTGTGGAGATAAGCTTTCACCAACGACCTATGCAGAATGATCAACCTAGGTGGAAACCAATAATTTTTCTGGGACTCAACTGACTTATCAAAGTCAATAAACTCACCATTAGCCACACAATGCTTAGGGTAAATATTCAACCTATCGTCTTGCGCTTCTTTAAGGTAACCCTCGGCTGCACTCTCAACTGCATTAGCGCCACTCCCGCCAAAAACTGCTCCCACTGCTGTGCAAGTACCACAGCGAATAGCACTGGTCGATAACGACCCGGACTTATAAATCGGACCAACCGTCGTGATCGAATGGTTGCACGACACCCGCAAACAAAAGATTTGCGTTTCACTAGCAGGGGGCTTCGGATCAGCCGACTGCTGAGCCGCCAACACGCTCCCACTCTCAGATGATTCGGCTGACAATGGAGATGGATGTTCTTCCCGAAGGGCAACAGCGGTGGCCGCAGCACACAACGCAGTGTCAACTTTAGCAACAACATCAGACATTCTCAAACACGTCTCGTTAAAATTCCGAATAGTAATAAATGGATAAGTAAGAAACCGCGAAA